CTCAACTAGAGACACTCTTGAGCATCTCCTCCTATTAATTGGAGACATTATATAGGTGTCTCTAAATGGCATTCTTGTAATAAGTTGAACTTTAATTTGAATTAAAAGGCTCAAAAGGCTCAGAACACCCAAGGGGCCAACCGTATAATATTACCGGTTGGCCCCGCCCCCTTTAATGTGGTCCCCGCGCACTACTTATGTCGGCCAATCATGATGTAGCTTTAAAGGTTATGTATTAGTGGTGGGCCACTATATACTTGCAGGCGAAGTTGTGGCTAGTGCGCAATGTGGGATCCACTGGTGAATGAGTTTCCAGACTCGGTGCATGGGCTTAGGTGTATGCTGGCAATTAAATATTTGCAGGCCTTAGAGGATACATACGAGCCCAGTACGTTGGGCCACGAACTGGTGAGGGATCTAGTCTCAGTTATCAGGGCTCGTAATTATGTCGAAGCGACCAGGAGATATCATCATTTCCACTCCAGGATCCAAGGTTCGTCGAAGACTGAACTTCGACAGCCCATACAGGAACCGTGCTACTGCCCCCACTGTCCACGTCACAAATCGAAAACGGGCCTGGGTGAACAGGCCCATGTACAGAAAGCCCACGATGTACAGGATGTATAGAAGCCCAGACATACCTAGGGGCTGTGAAGGCCCATGTAAGGTCCAGTCGTTTGAGCAGAGGGATGATGTGAAGCACCTTGGTATCTGTAAGGTGATTAGTGATGTGACGCGTGGGCCTGGGCTGACACACAGGGTCGGAAAGAGGTTTTGTATCAAGTCCATTTACATTCTTGGTAAGATCTGGCTGGATGAAACTATTAAGAAGCAAAATCACACTAATAATGTGATTTTTTACCTGCTTAGGGATAGAAGGCCGTATGGCAATGCGCCCCAAGACTTCGGGCAGATATTTAACATGTTTGATAATGAGCCCAGTACTGCAACAATTAAGAACGATTTGAGGGATAGGTTTCAGGTGTTGAGGAAATTTCATGCCACTGTTGTTGGTGGTCCATATGGCATGAAGGAGCAGGCGTTGGTGAAAAGGTTTTACAGGTTGAATCATCACGTGACATACAATCATCAGGAGGCAGGGAAGTATGAGAATCACACAGAGAATGCTTTGCTTCTGTACATGGCATGTACTCATGCCTCCAATCCTGTATATGCGACGTTGAAAATACGTATATACTTCTATGACAGTATTGGCAATTAATAAACATTGAATTTTATTTCATGAGTCAACTTGCACTCAATAGTGTTGGCAATTACATTGAACAAAACATGATCAGCAGCTCTAATTACATTGTTAATTGAGATAACACCTATATTATCCAAGTATTTAATTACTTGGTATCTAAAGACCCTTAAGAAAAGACCAGTCTGAGGCTGTAAGGTTGTCCAGATCTGGAAGTTGAGAAAACATTTGTGAATCCCCAGCTCCTTCCTCAGGTTGTGATTGAATCGAACCTGGACTGTTATGATGTCCTGGTTCAGCAGGAATGGTCGTTGTTGGTGCCTGGTGATTGTGAAATACAGGGGATTGTTTATTTCCCAGGTATACACGCCATTCATTGCTTGAGGAGCAGTGATGACTTCCCCTGTGCGTAAATCCATGATTGAAGCAGTTGATATGGAGGTAATATGAACATCCACAGACAAGATCCACTCTCCTACGCCGGATGGCTCGCTTCTTGACTTGTCTGTGAGTGACTTTGATTGGAACCTGAGTAGAGTGGTTCTGTGAGGGTGATGAAGATTGCATTCTTTAATGCCCAGGCCTTTAGCGCTTCTTGCTTTTCCTCGGCTAGGAACTCTTTATAGGACGAGGTAGGTCCTGGATTGCAGAGGAAGATAGTGGGAATTCCACCTTTAATTTGAACGGGTTTCCCGTATTTCGTGTTGGACTGCCAGTCCCTCTGGGACCCCATGAATTCCTTAAAGTGCTTTAGGTAGTGGGGATCGACGTCATCAATGACGTTGTACCAGGCAGCATTATTGAAGACCTTTGGACTAAGGTCCAGGTGTCCACACAGGTAATTATGTGGGCCTAAAGATCTGGCCCATATCGTCTTCCCTGTTCTGCTATCACCTTCTATGACAATACTATTAGGTCTCCATGGCCGCGCAGCGGAATCCCTAACATTATCAGCGACCCATTCTTCAATTTCAACAGGAACTTGGTCAAAGGAAGAACATGGGAAGGGAGAAACATAAGGAGCTGGTGGCTCTTGGAAAATCCTATCTAAATTACTATTTAGATTATGAAACTGAAGTACAAAGTCCTTTGGGACTAATTCCCTAATGACATTAAGAGCTTCTGACTTACTGCCGCTGTTAAGCGCTTTGGCGTAAGCATCATTCGCTGATTGTTGACCGCCTCTAGCAGATCGTCCATCGATTTGAAATTGTCCCCATTCGACGGTGTCGCCGTCCTTATCCAGATAGGACTTGACATCCGAGCTTGATTTGGCACCTTGAATGTTGGGGTGGAAACTGGTGCTACAGCTTGGGTGTACACAATCGAAGAGACGATTGTTCGTAATCGTGATTTTACCCTCGAATTGAATGAGGGCATGCAAGTGAGGTTCCCCATTCTGATGCAGCTCTCTACAGATTTTAATGAACTTAGGGTTTGATTGGAGAGAAAGTGTTTGAATGAATGACAGTAGGTGTTCTTTGGGTATAGAACACTTTGGGTATGTGAGAAAGACATTCTTGGCTTGAATTCGAAAACGAGGAGTTCTCATGTTGACCAAGTCAATTGGAGACA